GCACCATCAATCTTTTGTCCAACACAATTATTACCAATGGTAGTAACACCTTGTATATATGGAGAACGTGTGTTAATCCATGTTCTGTTATCATCTGGACCCCAACCTGGGTCTAATGCACAATATGCTCCGCCGGTAGGTCTTTGATAAAGGTCATAAACTCCTGGAGGATTTAGTGTTCCTTCTAATCCTTCAGTGGTACAATTTCTTAAACCGGTTACATCACGTAGCCAAAATAGATCATCAAATTTTGTACCAAGGTATCCATTAGAGTATCTACGAGCTGCTAATAGTGTTTTATAATTACCTTCATATCTTAGATCGTATATAAATCCTCTTATTAGTTCGTGAAAGTCTGCCTTTAATCTTTCATCTGTAAATACTTTATTTGGATAATTTACTCTAGTGTAAGCTAATAATTCATCTATAATAAATTTTTTGTTTAATTCTAATTTTGCAGCATATTGTCTGCGCTCTAATGTTGCTGTTAAGGTATTTGTTCCTACTAGTGTAGGATTAGTTGCTCCAGATTGAGTTGAGTATTCTATAAAATCTTTATAATTTGTTTTTAAAACTGTTGTATAATTTAGTTCTAACAACCCAAGTGCAGGACCAATTTTTTGTATTCTACCCGTATTTCCAGTAGTAGGTACAAATTCTAAATTATTTTCCAAAATAGATAATAATATAACATCAAGATAATCTAATATTTCGCCTTGCCATTGTGTTTCGTTTTGATATTCTTCAATAGCATCATTAGCAACAATAGTAGCAGATCTTAGTTCATCTCCCATTACAACACATCCTGCAGGAACACTAATAGGACCAATTTCTTCGTATCTACCTGTATCTACTTTGATTTTTGTTGGCGTCAATGGTGGAATATTGTCTTCTATATACTGTGCTGCATATCTAATTGTTTTGAAAGGATTAAATATATCAGTGCCGTAACCATCTTCATCTACGCCATTTTGTCCAACATATATAACATTTGCTTGATTTTCCCATTTTCTCCAGAATGCTTCTTGTTCTGCTGTAATAGATAACAGTAAATCTTTTTCACCTATAGGTATATTTGTTGGTCCTAGTGTAGAACCATCACCTACTTGTTCTCTAGTCAATCCATATGTAAGCAAATCTCCAGGTCTTGTTAAGCCTGCAGGTTGACCTGCTTGTACAAGTAAATCCCAATAGTAATATCCGCTACCGTTATCTCCTGGAAAATTCATTGTATTTGCTAAATGGTATTCATTACACACAAAAGTGTTGCCAAAGTAATAAACTACATCACCAACATAATATTCAGTGCCTGCTAACCAAGGACCTCCCCAGGCTTTGCTTGGTACTAACAATTCCCAAACGTCTGGTTGTAAATAGTCCATTGTACTACCGTCTGCTTCGACTGCACCAATACTTACTAGTGCCATGTATAAATCGCCGCCGCGTAACACAATGTCACCAGGATTATATACAGCTCCGTTGGTCCAATCTCCTCTAAAATTGTAACTATATTGTAATACAACCCAAGACTGAGTACTATCTGCTTCTTGTGCAGGTTGATCATCTAAATTGTAAGCATTACAAAAATATAAGTAACCTCCATATCTAACAACATCACCAGGCTGGTATTGTGTTGTGCTATTCCACTCTCCATCAAATTGAAAACCTGGAAGTTCTATGCGAAATTTTGTTGTGTCTAATGCAACATCGTCTGATTGATGAGTTTCTGTACAAATCCAAATTGTCCCGCCATACAGTACTAGATCATTTTTTCTATATGTAGTTAAAGTTTGCCATGCTCCTGTGTATTCTATGCCATTGTGAAAAACTTCCCAGGCAACATCTGCAGTGTCTTCAATTGTAAGAGTACCGCCCATATTACCATGATATCTACAATAATAGTATAGTGTATCAGGAGCGTCAAAAGGAACAGTAATTTGAATTTGTCTAGTTGTTGCAGAAGCAAACTGACTTACATATGTTGTAGAGTCTACTTCATCACCGTCAATAAGATATTTTACTCCGTTGTTGTAAATAGTTCCACCTTGTAGTGTTCCATCTTCAGTTTCACTAAAAAGCAATGGGTGTATCGTTCCGCCAAATTCTATATTACTAGAGTCACTTTGGTTTAATAGATATGTCTTACCTCTACCTAATGTTAAATTAGGTTGTTCTGTAAAGTTAATATAAAAAGCACCTACAGCACTTACACCTTCAACATCTTCTGCTACAGTTACATTCAAATCTTCAGGAGTTGTTACTAAATTGTCTTCTAAAAATACACCACTTACATGAGGCTCAATACATTTATATACAATACCGTTGTATTTTACTAAAGCACCGTTTGAATAATCAGTACTGGCTTGCCAGTTACTAGTAAATTTGATATGTTCAACATATATTGTCCAATCATCTTTGTTGTTTACAAAATTGCTACTTGTATGCTCATTTAAACACAACCACAGGCTACCATCTTTGGTAACAATATCGCCAACATTATAAAGTGTAGAAGTTGCCCATGTACCCACAAACTTTCTACCGTCTGTCATTATACGCCATTTAGGCTGTGGTAATGGAGGATTACTTCCAGGCAATACATAATTTAAATCTGTAGCAAAGTTTGTATCTGAAGTATGTCCTACAAGACACACATAACTTTTACCGCCAACGCTTACAATATCATCTCGACGATATGCAACAGCTGATGACCATTGACCTTTCCAAGTATACTTAAATCTTTCTAACTTAAACTCTGCCATTTATATTACCCCTTAGTAACCAGGTGTATTAGGTACAACCTGATCGTCTGCTCCTTCTCCGTATGATGTTGATGAGATTCCTGTTGGATATTCATATGCTTCTGAAATACGTTGAACAAAATGTCCAGTGTTAGGTTCAATGTAATACAACAAGGCTCTTCCGTCCCATTTTATTTGTTGGTATCTCAAGTTTTGATAAACGATTGCATGATCTTCGTCAAGACCGTCTAAGAAATCAATACCTTCTTCAAAATCTGGAAAGTTTTCTTCGCTTGGTCCAATTTCGTTAATTACAACACTATTTTCATCACCACTTGACAATTGGTCTGAAACAATCAAAAACAATTCACCGTCATCATTTCTACGCAATCCGTAAAAATATCTTTTGATAAAACCGCCTAAAACTTCTGAAGGACTTGTACCAATATAATATGTCATTACGTTATCTCCACATAGCTGACTATAACATCAACCGAATCATCTATACTTGACCTAACCAACAATCTGTTGCTTGGTGCTAAAACTAATTTTTCACCTGTTGATACTGCACGTAAACTTGTACCAGAAGGTAGAATCGTATCTTTTAGATAATATCCAGAAACACTTGTGTCATCTTCAACAATAACATCTACATATAAAAATTTATCTGTCAAATTTGTAAAACTTAAACCAAGGATTGTCACCCTAGTAGTAGGTAAGGTTTCGTAAATCAACACAGGTTTAGTTCCACAGTTTTTTATTACAGTATTTTTAAGTATCGTTGCCATTATCTTTATCCAAAAATCAAAACTTTCTCAATTGCTATTTCTTCCGCTTGTTGGAATGAAATACCACCGCTTGCACCAGCAACACTTACCCAGCTTGTTCCATCAAACAATTCAACACGTAAATCATCTGTGTTGAAACGTATCATACCTGTAACACCGGTTGGGCGTGTAACGTTACCACCTACAGGAAGAACAACACCATAAGTGCCGTCAATGTCTACATAACCATTACCTGTTGTACTTAAAGTAGTTACTGCACCCGGTGAAATATTGGTAATGTCGTTGTCTTTGAATCCAAAGTTTTCTAAAGCAACTTTACCTGTTCCTTGAGCTTGTAACTGCAAGTCTTGGTTAGTAGTTAATGTACTTATCACATTGCCGTCGATCTCAATGTCATCAACGGTTACTCTATTTGAATTAAATCTTGAAGCATCTATATCAGCAACAACAACCCCATTTATGTAAAATCTAATTATATTATCGTTAGTACCAGGTGTTAGTTCTGCTGTAATTTTTGTGTTTCCGTCTAAATCTTGAAGCCCATCTAATCTTATCCAATTAGATCCGTCATAACCTTCAAATCTTACTAATTCACTATTAAATCTAAGTTGTCCAGCTGTAGGTGTAGGTCTTTGCGATGTATCTCCTACAGGTAATTTTAATGCTCCGCTACTATCTATGTTAACAATACCAGTTCCTGGTGCTAGTGTCATATCTCCTGTGGTTGTAATAGTGCTATCACTAATTGAAAAGTTATCGATAACTATATTGCCAGTGCCGGCTGCTCTCAATTCTAAGTCCGAATTACTGTTTGTTGTAGTGATAAAGTTATCATCAATTAAAATGTCACCAGTCGTAAAATTATTTGCTTGAATAGTTCCAGCACTATTGATGTCATTTACTGTTAAAACTCCTGTTACTGTTACATTATTACCAACAGTCACGTTACCCGATACGCTTAAATCTTGTGACATTTGCACGTCATTATTTGGTATATTTACAACACCAGTTCCGTTTGCACGTAAAATTAAGTCTGTATCTACTGCTGTAGTTTCTACTACATTGTTGTCAATTAATATTGTGTTGTTTGTAAAACTATCAGCTGTAATGAGTCCTGTGCTTGTTATATCAACAGTAGTTGTTAAACCGTTTACTGTTACGTCATTGTTAACTGTTACATTGTTATTAGGAACAAGTATTTCTCCTGTGCCATTTGCTCGTAACTCTAAATCTGCATTTGAACTTGTTGTGGTAATATAGTTGTCGTCTATTAGTATCTCTTCAAACTGTGCTGCTGCACCAACAGTCATGTCTTGTGCAACTGCAACATCTCCAGTAACAGATGTATCACCTGTTTGATTAAAGTCTCCTACTAATGTAACTGTTCCTGTAATATTTGTATTTGCAAGTGTAGCAGTGCCATCAACAGTTAAATCTTGGTCAATTTGAACATTGTTGCTTGGTACAACAACATTACCTGTGCCATTTGCACGTAAATCTAAATCAGCATTTGAATCAGTAGTAGTAATATAGTTTTGAGTAATTTTAATTCCGTCAATATCTGCTTCATTAACAAATAAGTTACTCCAAATTTTAGACGCACTACCTAAACTATATGTAGAAGTTTGACTAGGTAATAAATCACTATCAATACCTGCAACAATTTGAATAGTATCTGTAGGATCATTACCTATTGTAATGTTACCGCCTATAGTTACATTACCTGTTACATCCAAATTACCTGTAATGTTTACATTGTTGTTTAAATTTATTACATCACTATCTGCATTAAAGTTTACATCTCCTGATAAACTTTCAATAGTGTTACCACTTATTCTTAAGTTTCCAGTGTCAATTCTTTCTCCGCTTACAAAAGTTGTGTCTCCGCCTGTTGTAAATGTTGCACCAGATGTTAGATCGATGTTTAGAGCACTTGCAACAAAACTTACTGCTCCAGTGTCTTGATCAATACTAAACAGTTCTCCAACTCTAAAATCTCCTAAGTGATCAACTGAGTTATATCTAATTTTTGCACTGTTAAGTTCGACAACTTCATTTTCTTGAATAACAGTTTCAGGATCGTTAGTAACTTCTTTACCATTGCCAATGTATGCAAGATTTTGCCCAATAGCATAAACAATAACACCCTCGCCATCGCCATATAATCCATAGTTGCCATACACTGAGGCACTACCAATCATACGTATTTCTGCACCAAAATCCTTTACATCTACATTTTCAATAGTAGTTGCACTTGCGCCGCTAGGAGCAGCCGAAATACTTTGAGGTGTTGTGTCAAATCCGAGTAAATTTGTGTTTTTTCCATCAACAACAATAATATCATTGTTTACACTTTCAGCTGTTACAGCAACAACTGTTGATGCATCTGTAGAAGTAAATGTAACTGTGTCACCTGCTTGGAATGTTCCTGTGATTCCACTTAATCTAATTCTAGTTTTACCATCATTATACTTTCCAGCTACACTATCATATGCATATATGCTTTTATCTGCAAAGTATGTAAACGAATTAAGCCATTCAATTCTAACACCGTTAGTAGCATTTATTGTATCAACACCTGGACATATAAATGTAGCAGAATGGAAAAGCATACTTGCTTCTCTTGAAGTTGAATTTACAACACTACCATCTGCAAGTACACCTTTACCAGCATCTCCTTGATTGAATCCTCTAGGGTCTTCAACTGTAGTAACAGATCCTGCTGTAATTACAGTAACGTTTCTTATGTAAGGAGAACGTGTAGTTACTATCATATTGTTTGCAAAACGAAATGCATAACCTGTGTTGCCTACACTATCGTAGAAAAAATCTTTTACAGTTAAATCTTCTACAGTGCTTTCGCCATTTAATAAAAATGCATCTTTGTTATTTGTTGCTACTGTCGGTGATATGTTTACGCTTCTAAGACTGTGTCCTTTAACAGTAACACCTACAGGTACTGTCATAGGAAATACTTCTTGATAATTTCCTGGATAAATGTGAATTGTGTCGCCACCGGTTGCAACACTCAATGCTTGCTGTATTGTAGCATACGGAGACTGCGGATGATCACCATCATTAGTATCGTCGCCGTTTTCTGCAACATAGTAAATGTTGCCTTGTTTTAATGTTAAATCTATTCCTGCAACTTCTAATGAAGAAGAATTTACTGCACCAAAGTTACCGTTTTGTACCCAAATGTCTGCCCATTGTTTTCCGCCAGTTAGGGGATCTGAACCTAAACTATATGTATTATTTGCATCAGGCACAATATCACTTGCTATTTCTGCATTAAGAACAATATTGTCTGTATCTGCATCGCCAAGTGTTATGTCGCCATCTGCTGTAATATTTCCTGTAGCATGTAAATTACCAGTAACATTCATGTTACTTAATATTTCTACAGTTCCAGTACCGTTTGGATTTAATTCTAAGTTTGCATTAGAGCTGTTAGTAGATATTACATTTCCTTCAATATCAATGCTATCTACACGTAATTTATTTTGATAAACAACGTTATCTAATGTACCAAGATTTAGAAAATTTTGATCGGTAGTTATTGTATTACCTTGAATGGTAATATCACCAATATCTGCTTGATTTGTAACTGTTAAATTTGTAGTGCGGGTAGTTCCGTTAACATCTAACTCGTATTGAGGAGAAGTTGTTTTTATACCAATTCGCTGGTTATTAACATCCAAATATAAGAGATCCGTCTCAAAAGCCAAATCAATCCCATTTCTAATGAGATTAGACTTTAAGAGTGGACCCGATATGCGACCAACTGCCATCTCTACTCCTTAATACGGGGATCCTGTCCCACCAACCACTTTTACATCCGCTTTTACGGCTCTTTGCGGGTTGAACCACAGTTTGTTCTGCTACGGTTTGGCCTACCTTTTGTAGCATTAATATTATTTATCCGATTATGTAAATAGGGGTTGATTAGCCGTATATAAGTGTTTGTATTAGGCTTATATCTTCCATTTCTAAGTCACTAACATTGTCAAATTCACCAGCTGACGTTTGCCACTTATCTCCAATCCAAGTTTCCATTTCATTGGTAACTGTATTGACTCTAGTTTGTCCTGTTACTGGACTTCCGGGTCTATCGCCATCATTTCCGACAGGAATTTTAATAGCGCCGTCGCCTGCAAACTGCCAATATCCATTGTTTATACTAGATAAAACCAAAGGTTCATCTACCTTTATATTACGAATACTATCTCCAGAAATTTCTATGTTATCTATTTTTACAGCACCTGTGCCATCTGGTCTTAGTTCAAGGTTACTGTTTGTAACGTTTGTACCAATAGTAAGTCCGTCTATAAAAATATCATCGACTTGCAATCCGTGTATATTGATACCATCCGAATCAAATGATCCAATTTGTGATCCTGCAACTGCGAATAACAGTGTATCATTAGTGGGATGAGCCGTAACACTAGTTTGTCTATCATCACTATATACACCATTGAATGTAACTACTCCTCCACCGTCATAGCTTTCAAAAACATTATCAGTTGAATTAAATCTCAATTGAGCTTGTGATAAAGATACTGTTGGTCCATCAGGTAATTCAATAGCAGCTGTGCTAGTAATTGAAAGTACATCATTTGCAGAAAGTGTTATATTAGTAGGAGTGCTATCTGGTGTTGCTTCACTTCCTATTGTATTTTGATTAAATTCTAATGTTTCTAAATAAATGCTTCCTGTACCTGCACCACGTAATTCTAAATTACTGTTTGAATTTGTGGTTGTAATAACATTGTCAAATATTTGTATATCTGTAGAACTTGTCATATTTTCCATTGCAAAACTATTATTAATATTGATGTTTTGTGCAGATACACTATCTGTGTTTAAATTAGTGGTAGATAAATTTTGTGTAATTCCTAAATCTTGTGTAATAGATACATCTGTATTTTCAATTATTACATCACCAGTTGCTCTAAAATCTAAATCAGCATTGGAAATAAATGTTTCTAAAATATTTGATTGTGTTTGTATAGTTGAATTATTGTAATTTACTGCTTCAACTGTTGTTGACACATTCCAATCGCTTGAATAAGTTGTTCCTTGAACATCTAAGTTATTTGTTATTCTAAGATCTGCTTCAGGTAATAAAATTGTTCCAGTGCCATTTGCTCTTAATTCAAGATTGGCATTTGAACTAGTAGTGGTAATGTAATTGTCATCTATTTTTATTTCTTCAAATTGAATAGATTGATTGACTGTTAAGTTTTGTGTTATGTCTAAATTTGTGGTAGAAAAATTGCTGTTTAGTGCAATAGGTCCTGCTGTTACAAGATCATTTGTAGTTAAATTATTAAGTGTTGTCAAACCATTAACAGTAAGATTGTTAGTAATATTTAAATTTTCATCTTCAAGATATATATTACCTGTACCGCTTGCACGTAATTCTAAATCAGCGTTTGAATCATTTGTAGTAATAACATTGTCAAACATTCTAACAGTATCAAAATTAGCTTCGCTCAGATAAATGTTTTTCCAAATTTTTGTTGCACTACCAAGATCATATTTCAGTGTAGTGTGTGGTACTATGTTTTGATCAAAGTCAACATTAAAATCTACTGTGTCTGTGACTTGATCACCTACATAATTTAGGCTTCCGTCAAATGTTAAATCACCAGTTATATCAACATCTTTTTTCATATTAGTGCTAGATGTTAAATTGATATTACCTGATATACTGTCTATTTCTATATTGCCGGATAAACTTGTTATATCATTATCTCTAAAACGTAAATTACCTGTTTCAACTCTAGTTCCGTCAATATAAGTTGTTTGGCCGCCAGTTGTAACAGTCATTCCATTAAATAAATCAATATCTGCTTCTGTAACAACTAAACTTACTTCCCCGCTTTCTTGATCAACAAAGAAATTATCACCTACTCTGAAATTACCTAAATGGTCAATAGAATTAAAATATATTCTACCCGAATTTAATTCAGTAACTTCTTGTGATTGTATAACTCTACTCGGATCATTATCTACATATTTTCCTACACCGTTGTATGCAAAGTTGTGTTGTATCAAATACATCAATGTGTCGTTACCGTCTGCATAAGCGCCGTAGTTTCCGTAAACATTAGCAGATCCTATACTTCTTACTTCTGCACCATATTTAATAGTACTGCCGTCTGTACTTAAATGTCCTGTTGCTCCATTAACAGCATATAATCCTTTGTCTGCAAAATACGTAAATGAATTTAACCATTCTACTCTTACACCATTTGTCATTGTAATAGCATCAACGCCAGGAGTTATAAATGTACAACTGTGGAAAAGCATACTTGCTTCTTGACTTGCACTGTTTACATCAGCGCCGTCTATCAATGCTCCTTTGCCAGCATCTCCGCTTGCAAAGCCTCTTGGATCGTCTGCTGTTGTAGTAGTTCCTTGAGTTATTACTGTAACATTTTGAATATAAGGTGAGCGTGTGGTAACAACAGTGTTTGGAGCAAATCTAAATGCGTAACCTGTGTCTCCTACACTATTATAATAAAAGTCTTTTATGGTTAAATTTTGTACTGTGCTTTCACCGTTCAAATGAAATATATCTTCACTTTGATCTGCACTAGTAGGACGAATAATTGTATTTCGCATGTCTTCACCACGCACAGTAACATTACTAGGAACAACTAACGGTAATTCTTCTTCATAGCCTCCTGGCATTACATGAATCGTAACCGGTCCTTGAATACTAGCATCTGCTACACTTAATGCATGTCTTAGTGTTTTAAATGGTCCGTTAGGATGATCACCTACATTAGTATCATCACCATTTTGTGCTACCCAAAATATATTACCCTGTCTTGTAGCATGGAATGTGCTTCCAACACTAACACTACCTGTGGTAACTGCTCCACCATTTAATAAGTTTGAATATAAATTTTGCCATTGCTTAGTAGGAGAACCTAGTCTATATGTTAAGTTTGCATCAGGAATAACATCACTAGCAATTTCTGCACCAAGCACAATGTCGTCTGTGTCGGCATCGCCAAAAGTCAAACTTCCGTCTGCTGTAATATTTCCTGTAGCATGTACATTACCCGACACATTTGTGTTGGCAAATACTTCTACTGTGCCAGTTCCATTAGCGGATAAGTCTATGTTTGAATTTGTATTATAAGATGAAATTGTGTTATCGTTTATTTGTAATTCTGTATTACGCAATGTAGATAAATTAATAACTCTATTTGCATTTAAAAATATATCACCAGATGTAATATCTATGTTGTTGTTCGCTATATTGAAATTAGCAGAATTACTAGTTGTTGCAATTAGATCTGTTGTACGTGTGTTATCATCTATATTAAGTTCTGTTAGAGGTGCATTTCTATTAACACCAATTTTACCAGTATTAACATCTAAGTATAATAATTGTGTTGTTACAAGATCATTACGAAAGGCGAGATCTATCCCGTTTCTTTCAAGGTTTGCTGTTAATAATGGTCCAGATATTCTACCTACTTGTGCCAATTTTTACTCTCCTGACACAGTATTTATTGCTTTATTTGTCGAAGTTGTGTAGTACTGTTACAGGTTTTGCTAAGTCTGGTGCAGATGAAAAATTTAAATAGTAACCTGTAGGTCTTGCAAGTCCTGTAGGATCAGCAGTTCCAGCACTAGCTGCTGTAAAGACTGTTCCTGGGTTATTATCTGCGGCTCCATGTTCTGATACAAAGTCTGTAGAACCAGTTGCAGTAATAATATATTCAGTTGATGTTACAAAATTTCCTGATTCAACTTCTTGTCCCGTGCCTGTTGAACTTGGATTTTGTACTAGTGTATAGTTTGTTGTTGCAATTTGAAAAACGTTTTCTACAAATACCAAAACATTTTGAGCAGCCGCAGGAGCAGGATAATCTGTATCACCGCTGTCTAACGGACCAAACAATGTTATAGTTGCATCACCGTTACCTAAATTTTGTTGTGTTATTCCCGGATCTTGATTTGGTTCTTTAAATCTTAATTCTCTCCATGATCCATTTTGATATACTTCAAACTGGTCATCGTCTGTGTTATATCTTAAATGACCATTAACCGGAGTTGAAGGTCGTTGAGCTTCTGTGCCTTTTGGCACAAGCATAACATTTGTAGTATCTAAAATTACCTGATCGTCAATATCGTATTTTACACCTTTACCATAGATGTTTCTCAGGTTAGTGTTTTGTGCTTTTATAAGGCGCATTATACCTCCAAGTAACTCACTGTTGCAGATAAATCTGTTAATCCGCCGCCAATGTCTGGACTTGCAACAAAACTTACTTTATCTCCAGGACCAAGAACAACTTTTTCACTGTCAAATGTAAAAGTTTCTCCTGCAGGAAGTGTTAATCCGTTTATAACTCTAGTAACTGCATTGTCTAATGGATCACCAGATGGTATAAAATGTAAATCAAAACTTGCATCATCTGACGCATCGTTATTACAAACCATTATTGTTGTAATAGCATATCTATCGCCAGCTGGTACAGTTAGTATGTCTTGCTGTGTTGTTTGTAGTTGTGCATTTACTATTGCCATTTGTTTTCCTTAAAATAACATGCTGTACAACAGCGATCTGTTATTACTTATTATTTCGTCATTTGTATTACTACTATTTACAAAAAATAGTCCTGTACCACCAGTGTCTTCGGTATTTACATATAATTTTAATCTATCTGGTGCTGACGTCGGTGTTCCTGTTGTATTTTCAATGCTAAACAAATCTCTTGCAACAATTTCTCCTGCGCCTGTACCTTCTAAGAACAAATTATTAGAACTGTCTGTTGGTCGAATAGTTGTTCCGTCAAACTGTAAGTCACCAATTTCGATAGTATCTGTTTTAATACTTACTCTTACAACATTGTCTACGCCTATTTCTACTACACTGTTTGATCCTGTAACTTCAAAATCTTTTGTTTCAACAAACGTTTTAGTTGTAGTTCCTTCTTCAATTCTATCTTGGAACACACTACCTAATGAAAAAGCAACATAATCTACAACTGCTTTTGCATTTGGAATATTATCGTTATCAATAGGTCCGCCAGTAATTACGCCTCCAGCATACGGAAACACACCTTCTTCATAGTTAGTTGTATTAGTTACACTTAAAACTCCGCTTCCTATATCAAAGAAAAAATTAGTTCCTGTTCCAACTACGCCAGGAATTTTAATTGGCGAATAATCACTTCCTAAACCGGTTATTGAAGTCCAAGCACCATTACCTGAATCGCCTCCCATGTCCCAATTTATTTGGTCGTCCCAAATCCATCTTCCTACGCCTTTGGATCCTCTATCAACTTCTATTCCAGCTTGGTAATTGTTACTTGCACTAATACCTGCACCTAGCTCACCATCATTTAATGTAAGAATATTATCTGCAATAGTAGTATTAACAGATTCAACAGTTGTTGTTGTACCTTTAACTTCAAGATTACCGGTTACAATAGTTGTACCAGTTTCAACACCAGTATCTAATGTAATAGTTCCACCGTCTTGTACAGCAACTCTGTAATTTCCGTTTTCAACTTTTAATACTTTTGACATTTATAAAATTCCTAAAGTATGGGGGACTATGCCCCCATAAATTAAATTGCTGTAAGCAAAATGTAGTCGTTTGTAGAGTCGTTTTCTATTGCCCACGTGTACTTGTTTCCTGAAAAGTCAGTTGCAACACGCTTTGTAATTTTTGCAATATTTACTTCTGTACCAGAGTTTGAATCAACATAACCAAACATTCTCATTTCACCATCTGCACTTGGTGCACCGTCTTTTAAAACTGCTGTTGTGGTGTTTGTTGAATCTTTTAGATTAGTTGTATCTAAGTTTGCTTCTTGTGCAACAACAAAAGTTTTTGCACCACGTTGTTTTACAATACCACCGTCGGTTCTTAACTGAGTATCGTAAAACTCTACTCTTATACCAGTGTTGCTTGTTGCTTCACCAATTACATCAACGCCATTTACGTCTTTTGCTAAAGGTCTTCCCATTTTTTTTCTCCTATATAAGTAGTCCAATCCGGGTTCTATCCGGTACGCAGTTGGTATCTGCATAAGTCCGCCTCGCGGCACACTATCTGACATATGTATTTATCAATGTATGCAGAATAGACAAAAAAGTCATAAAAAAAGGGCGACATAAATGCCGCCCTTTCTAGTTTTATAATTGCTAATCTTAGCTGAAGCTTAGGTTTGCAGCTGTTACTTCTACTTTTTCTAAGTAGTCAGCAGCATTACCAAGCGATGAAGCTGTGTTTGAAAGCTCAACATAACCGTAACGAGTCATAAAGCTCACTACTGGTTCAAATGTTGATGGATCCAATACAACGCCACTGCTCATTAACGGAATGTATGGGCAGTAGAACGCTGCAGCGTCTGATTCGCTTGAACCTTTGTAACCAACTAGTACATCATCGTCAGCAGCATATGTGTTGACGTAGATCTTCATAGCATTGTTTAAAGTACCAACCATCTTAGTGTTAGTTGGTGCTTCGAAAGAACCTTCTGTAGTTCTTGCAAACGCTGAAGTTGTAGCTGATTGTAGTACAGTTAAGATTGCAGGAGATACAACAGCCCAGTTACCTGCGCCTCTTCTTGTTCTCTGTGCAATTCTGTTTGCCGCTCTGTTGATTAGAACTGCTAATGCAGCATGTTCGTCACCAACAAATGTAGCTGTACCTGAAACAGCAGCCTGATCAAATGTATCAGTTCCTGTTCCTGCTAGAGTTGATAAAGATCCTAGAACCTCTTGGTCAATTTCAGCAGTAATTTCTTGTGCTAAAGCAGCCATAATTTCTGCTTCAACGTCGATACCATGCTGTGACTGAGCGTCCTGAGCAGATTCAAAAGTCCAGCGAGCTGATAGCTTTCTGGTTTTTGCTTCTACTGTTTGCTTCAAGATCTGAATTGATAGTCTGTTTCCAGCACTACCTTCAAGTGATGCAGTCGCTGCTGGAGCGTTTGTACCGTCACCTGAATAAGATTCAGCAATCTTGAATGGGCTAAGAGCTTCTTCACCAGCTACTGCTCCGCTTGCGCCTGAGCCTACTGTATCTGAGTAGCGTACTCTTAGTGTGTGGATTTGACCCACTGGTCCAGTCATAGGCTGAACACCAACTAGTTCATTTGCAATCACTGTTGGCATTACACGTCTGATGACGGGTAAAATAACTCTGTTAAGAGTTGCAACATTACCGGCAGAAGTTGCACCAGCTGTAGCAGTCTCTGCCAAATACGAGCGTGTATTTTCTAGAGTGGTTGCCATCACCTGTTTCTTTGTGCCTTGAAGGCCTTCAAGAAGTGCAGTTTTTGTATCCTGCCAGCGACTTTCTAATAGTTCTGACATTTGGTTTCTCCTTAATTTAATCCAGCAAGTCTACGTAATTCAATTACGTTGTTATCACTTGCTTTGTCACTAACGTTAGTTTCTTCTCTATTGCCTGTTACTTCTTTGCCTTCTGTTAATTGTGCCTTCTTAGCTGGAGTTTTACCGTCTATTACTGCCGGTAGGTATTTGTCAAACGCCGATTGCAACTTAGGTGTTTGAACACTTTCCAGTAAATCTATCATGATGTCTTTTTGGCCTTTGTTTAAAGGTGCAATCAAGTCATCAATTTTTTGTTTTCTTTGAGCCGCTTCGTTAACCGCTTTAATTTCAGCTTCTTTGCTTTCAATTAATTTAGCTTTCTCAGCTGCTTTAACTTTTGCTTCTGCTAATTGCTTGTCTTTAAGCTCAACAACTTTCAGTAACTTAGCAGTTTCTGATTTTTCATTGAGATAAGAACCAGCATATTCAGATGCAAATGCTTCAAACAACTTGCGACCAAAGTCATTTTTACGTGCTACTTCGATGTCTTCTTTTAGCTGACTAATTTCTCTGTTAAGAACTTTGTCAGTAATTTTAGCCACCTTGTCAGCACTCTTTTCAACAAACTGTGTTTTCAACTTGTTGAAGTGTGATTTAGCTTCACGTACTAAACGTACTTTAGTTTCAGCTAGATCTTTTTTATCTTCGTTGAATTCTGCAATTTCTTTTGCAAGTGATTCTACGACGAAATCTTCAAGCATTTTAAACTTGGATGCCATTGATTTTTGGTCTTCATGTAACTCGCCAACTTCTTTAGATAGTTGATCAACCACAAAAGTTTTTAGTAGACCTGCGTTTTCACGCATTGCTACTGCATATTTTGCTTTTGCTTCTGCTAATTGCTTACGATCCTCTGCAAATTCTTCAATTTCTGAAGCAAGACGCTCACTAATCATAGAGTCGATTGCCTCTACCATTGTGTGCTTATCATGCTCATACTTTTGAGCGAACTCTTCACGTAGTTCAGCTGTTACCTGTTGACGGTTTTCTTTGACCTTTTTGTTCCAAGCCTCTTCGATTTCGTGGCGCACTTCTTCGGAAACTACATCATTTTCGAATAAAGTTTTTAGTGCATCCAACATATTTTTCTCCTTTTACTGGAGTCGGTTGATGATATTCACCAACGATTCCCTTAGATACTTCTGTGCCTTTGAGTCTTCTTTAGTTGCCTGTGCTAGTTCGTAAGCCTTGTAGCCACCTCTGGCATTCATCAAGTGTTCGTAGATTGGCGTTGGATACGCCCCTGGAGCACTTGGTTGTGCAACAACGTCAACAGTTATGATTTCAAAATCACTGACTTCGCCGCTACCATCTTCTTTAACGTTACCAGAACCTCTTGACGAGACTCCTAGTTTAACTCCGCTTTCCAGCATTGTTTTAACTAGTTGTCCCATCGGTGTTGGTAAAATTTTCATTTTTCCATAACCATTTGGACCATCCATCCACATTTCGGTAATCATGTGACTGACTCTGTCCAGGTTAATATTAAGACCTTCTGTATGATCAACTTCACCAAGAACACTATATCCTCCGCTTACCTGATCATTGAGAGTTTTGACAGCCCTGCCAATTTCATTTACAGGATATACACGCTGGTTTGCATTACGCACACCACCTTGTA